TGAATTAACTCCCTTCTTTCATATTCTTAAACAGTGTTGTCTTCAACAACTGTGCTGTACTGCGTCCGCTGCCATTGGCAGCCGTTTTGCCGGTGCTGAGCTCCACGACGCCGGTGTGGTAATCCATCCAGCCGTGGAACGCCAGTTTGAAGCTCTTATAAATACGCGTGCGGCGCAGGGCGCGCAGCGCATCCGGCTCACAGGTGTCACACAAGAAGATCGCCGTGATATAAGAGCACATATGATTCGGGCCCGGCTCGATCCGCTGCATGCCGTCGGCACGCGCCTGCTCGCGGCACTGCTCGAAGATCTCCTTCGTGAGCACGGGGGCCGAGAAAATGTAGACATATTCGTTGTTGTCCGCTTCCCAGAGCTTGGCGGCCTTGACCAGCACATACTTCTCGGAGTGGATGTGCAGCCCGGCCTCTGCGACGAGATAACCCTTCGGTTCCTCGTGGCGCACAACATCAAAATATCCCGAATAACTGTGGCACAGTTTGTCGAGCGCTTCCTCGCGGGTCATACGCCGTCCTCCCTGTTTGATGCAAAATTTTCATGGTATGATTTCACCAATTCATGAACAAGCTAAGAACAAAGTGTAAACATACCGCTAATGTTATGATAGCGCGCCACCCGGAATCTTTCAAGTGAAATTAATGACAAATATCCACATCCGTTTTTGTCAACTTTTCATAACGTACGCACAAAAATGTCGAAGAACTTGGAATTATGTAAATCATTTTCCGTAAGGAACAGACAAACGTTTCACCTGTGCGGACACTGATTTTTCAGCGAAAATGTGGCTGCGTTTTTTGCTTGACGATCTTTTCCTGCAGTAAAATATAATTATGTAAACCATCTTGCAAAGTCGCTCTGCCGCCCTCAGTGCAGGTACGGACGGCAAGTGCGATTCTTGGCTAAAAGTCAAGAGTAAAAGCAGAAAAAACCGAAAAAATTTTTAGGCGGCGGCAATGTGGGCGGAAAACAGGTCGTTTGAACTCGCAAAGCCTAATATTTCGCGCGGATAGTTATTGATCCACGTTTCAACTCGAAGGATATATGCGGCGGTTACTTTCCGGAAGTCTGTTCCTTTCGGCAAGAACCGCCGTATCATTTTGTTAATGTTTTCGTTCGTTCCGCGTTCGTATGCGCTGTAAGGGTGGCAATAATAAGCCTTCGTCCGTTTCCGGTTCTTCCCGTAGATTGACTTTTCAATTCCGTCGCAATCCGCGAATTCTGATCCGTTATCAAACGTAATGCTTTTGAATATCCTTGAAAAGCGTTTCCCGTAACGGCGTTCCAGCTTATTTAGCGCCGCGACAACGCTTGCGGAAGTCTGATCCGGTATCTTTATAATGATTTCCTGCCGCGTCAGCCGTTCCGAAAGCACAAACAAGGCTTCCTTCGTCTTTTTCTTTCCGCATACGCAATCGCCTTCCCAATGCCCGAAGGTTTTTCGTTCCGCAATCTCCGGATCGCGTCTTTCTATGCTTTCGCCCGCCGATGTGCGTGCGGCTTTCTTGCGCTCCACCTTTTCGTATTTCCGTTTCCGTTTTCCTTTCTCCGGTAGGCTCTCGCGGCTGATCCCGTAAAATATCCCTTTGTCGATGTAATTATAGATCGTCTTTTCGCTGATCTCTGTTTTGAAGGTCAGCCCCAGCCGCTTGATTTCTCCCACGACGGCGGCGGGGGAATATCCCTCTTCACCGATTTTCTTTTCTATGAACGCGGCTAATTCGTGATCGTTCCCGATCTTCAATTCTCCGCCTTTTGCCGCAAGGTTTTCACGGTAGCGTGCTTCGGCAATCTCCGGCGAATAGCGTTCTTCCGTTGTTAAGTCGGAATTCAAATGCGTATAGGTTCCGCGCTTTATTTCCCTGTAAATCGTCGAATTATGCACGTGTAGCCTGTCGGCGATCTTGCAGGGCTTCAAGCCCTCTTTGAGCGCCTTTTCAATTTTAAGGCGATCCGTCCACGTTAAGTGTTTGTGCATTTTCGTTCCTCCTTCTGCGGAAGAAAAAGGGCGGCATAACTTGCCGCCCTCCGAAGCTCCGCTTATTTTGCCAAGAATTCTTCTATCGCCTTTTTTACAATCTGCGCTTGCGGCGTTCCTGTTTCCGCGCATTTCTCCTTGAAGGCTTGTGCCATCTCTTTTGGAACACGGACAATAATTGAACCATACACCCGATTATTATAACGATTTTTTACCGCCGAAGAAGTTTTCGTTTTCCGCTTTTCGTTTGCCATCTTCTAACCTCTTTTCGCTGTGTTGTCGCTCTGCGCGATCTGCTTTTTTCTTGTGTGCTTATTGTAACATACTGCAATAAGTATGTCAATAGATTTCCGCAAAAATAAAAGGCGACGGGGAAGCCCGCCACCTTTACTCATTTTCTAATAGCCAATCAACCGAAACGCCCAGCGCTTTCGCAAACACTTTTAATTCAAAATCCGAAACAAAGCGCGTACCGATTTCTATTCCGCTTATGCTGTCCCGCTCCATATTAACGCCCATCGTCTGAATTCTTGCGGCTAAATCCTCTTGCCGTAGCCGCTGAACAACGCGCGCTTCCCGCAAGCGATCGCCGCATATATTCTTCCTGCCGTTGTAATCGTATATCTTCATAACCTCCGCGATCCCTCTTCATTCTGATTATTTGCAAACGGTGTGTAAATATTCCGCTTTATTCTTGATTTTAGCGCGCGGAAGCTCTATAATTGTGTTAAAGGTCAGAATGGAGAAATCCAGCCTTAAAAAATTTACAGGGGAGGCGTTCACAATGAAGAAGCCTGTTATTTTATGGATCGTCGCCGCGCTGTTCCTGTTCTGCTCGTTCCCGTTCTTCGGTGAAGGGAATATCGGCGCGGGCATTACCGGAATAGTAATCGCCGCCGCGCTGGGCGTTTTCGGATATGTTATAATGAAAAAGACGCAAGCCGCCGCCGAAGCCGAAAAGAAAAGAGCGGAGGAAGAAGCGCGCCGGAAAGCGGAAGAAGAAGCACGGCGGAAGGAATATGCGGAAACGCACGATTTCTTGACTTGTCCTGTTGCTGGCGTTACGTTCGACAACCGCCAGCGCGTTCTTGCTTCGCTGTATAAAGAAAGCGACGGCGTAGGGATTGACGGATCGCTGGAGGAATGCGAATACGAAGGCGCGCCCGCCGTCCGTGTCCTTGCAGAAGGCGAACTTATAGGCTTTATCAGAAAAAGCGACGTTCGGAAGGTTCTTTCAATCCTCGGACGTGTCGAAGATGTTACAATTACAATCGACAATTTCGACGACGGGGAGAAGGTTTACAACGCCGAAGCGCATATCGTTCACCGCATTTGAAGCCAACAAAAAAAGCCCCGCGAAGGCGTGAAGCCCTCGCGGGGAATTTTTTATACAGCGGGATAGCCCGCCGCCGAAGCCGCCGCGCGGAAAGGGGAACGCGGGCGGCGTTTTCGGTGTTATTCTGCTTCCGGTTCGCCTTCCGCTTCAATCAGCCCGATATACTCCGGAAGATTGAAAACGGCGGCTTCGATCAACTTGTCCAAGCTGTCCGGATCAAGCGTAAAGCCTTTTTCCTGTAAGAATTTCACGACGTAGGCTTTCTTCTCTTCGCCGCGCCCGCTCCCTTCGTAAAGCTGTTCGGCGGCTTCGACGGCAACCGTTACCCAAAGTTTGATTTTCTCCAGCTTGTCCGCGTCGATTTTGCCTTTCAGCCACGGGATCACGAATGCGGTAATAACTGCCGCGACAAGCGCGACAATAGCTTCCATAATGGGAGTAAGATCAATCATTTATAAACCCTCGCTTTCGTCTGTTTCTGTTTCCGGTTCGATTTTCTCTTTCTTCTTCACCCTTGCAACGATGATTTCGGATACACGTTTCAGCATAAGCGCGCCGCACTCGATCACAACGGCGGTAAAATAGTATGTAATCAGCGTTGTTTGCTCAATTCCCGTAATAAGAAAAGAAACGTACTGCGCCGCAATGAAGATCACCGTTGTAATACCGATTGCGACAATAACTTTCGTCGCGAAGCGTTCATCGGCAAGGAATTTCTTTTGACGCTTCCCGCGTTTTGAACTTCGTTTCATATTTCCCCCTTTCATTGCACGAATTCGCACGGCGTGCAATTCAATAACGCGCGCGTGCGATCCCGTGTATTAAACAAGTGTCAGATCGGACAGCTTCACCGCCGCGACAACTACGCCGCCGTAGGTAATCACGGCGCGATCGCCGCTGATTTCCTTTACGACGTGATCGCGGTTATACACGAAGGAAGCAAGGCTTTTCCCGTCGTAGGTTTTCGCGCCCTTGTTCAGCCGGACGGAACTTCCCACTTTGATTTCCTGCGCCGCTGTCCCGCCGCTTCCGGTTGTGATAAAAGCGTCGGAATATCCCGCCGCTTTCAGCTTCGCAAGCATTGCTTCGGCGTTCGCTTTCTTGCCGAACGCTCCCACCTGTACTTTGTAATATCCGCCCGTATTCACGACGTAGGTATCGAAGCCCGCCGCCTTCAATTTCTTTTCCAGCGCCTGTGCGTTCGATTTCTGCTTGAACGCGCCCGTCTGCACCTTGTAAAGCGTATTCGTTCCGGAAGAAGGCGTTTCCGGCTCCGCCGCCGAAGCGCCCAGCCTCTTGTTTACCTCCGCCGCGATCGCGCCTTGCCTTTCGTACAGGTAATTCCCCGGACAAGATTTATTCGCGTAATCTCTGTGAACTGTCAAATTGCACCCGTTCAAATGGTTTACGCGCTCGCTCTTTTTCGTAGACCAAACAAGTTTCTTGATCCCGTTGCGGCGGCAAATATCCGTTACAAGGTCAAGAAGGGCGGCGTATGCTTTATCGTTCACCGCGTAAGGCTCTGTGGTGTCGCTTGCAACCTCGATCGTGATTGCGCGGTTATCGTTTGCGGCGCTCGAACTGCACCACGAACGATCTTTTTCTTCGCAATACATACCGAAGCGCCCGTCATATCCCACTCCGTAATTGCTCGACGCTTGACGCGAAGAAGGCGCGAAGATAGCGCCCAGCGTTTCAACGGAACATTGCCCCACGACGCAATGAATTGTGATCGTGTCGATCTTATTCTTTCGCGGGCTTGTTCTGTTCGGTGAAATCTTCGTGTAATTTACAAGTGCGCTGTTACTCATCTTCATCATCGCCCCTTCCGTCGCCCGCGCAAAATCCCGCCACGGTTTCAAGGTCTACAACGTCGCCTTCTTCATCGTAGATCAGCCCCGTTTCTTCGTCGTAGTTAAGCCCGCCGACGTAAGGCAGATCGTCGTCGATTTCCCCGTTGTAGTAACGCATATTCAATGCGGGCTTTTCCTTTTTGTTGCTCATTTTGAAAACCTCCTTATAATCAAAGAACGGGAACGGCTCATTTGCGAACCGCTCCCGCTCTTTTTCATTTGTTATCAATCTGCTGTTCGATATGGTCAATTCGTTTGTGCGCCTGTTTTGCCGACGCTTCGACGGAAACAAGCCTTCCGACGAAATCCGTATTTGTCTTTCGCTGTTCCCGCTGTTCCGCCTTTACGTCGTCGATACCGCCTTTTATGTATCCCAGCTCCGTTAAGATCGTCGCGTCGCTCTTTGCTTCCTTCGTCTTGTCGCTGTCCCTGTTCCGGACAAAAGCAATATACCCGAACACGATTGCGCAAACGCCGCTGATAACGGATATTGCGGATAAGATCGCTTCACTCATTTTCAACCCTCCCCGCTGTTCACTTCTTCCCATTGCCACATAGAAGGCGTATCGGGCGGATATACGCAATTCGGCATATCAGCTTTTGCAAGGTAAATTTTCCCTTTGTAGCTGTAATATTTCCCGTTTTCGACGTTTACGACAATTCCCGCCGTTTCCGGATACGGGATCGGATCGTCAATCGTCCCCGTGTGTTCAAGCTCCACAAGGCGGTAATATGCGAAGGTCGTTTCTACGGGATAGGAAACGGCGTTCGACGTATGCGGCGCGATAATTTCGTAATACCGCCCGTTATACTTGATGATTTCGCCCACGGTGTTGTAGGCGTGCGCGTCCTCGTATTCCGGATAGTCGATCACTTCCGCCGATTGCAGGATCATAGCGTCGGAAATGACGTTCGTTCCCGCCGCGCGATCCTGCACGATCTGCGCCTTGAAGGAAAGGGAAAGAAGGGCGGCGGCACTTTCGCCCGCCGCCTTTACTTCCTGTACTTCCTTTTCCAGCGCGGCAGTATTCCCGCCGCCGTTTTTGTTATGCTTTACACTCATTCAAAATTACCCCCAATCCCTGATACCCAGCACGCGGTCAGCGCGTCGCCGCGCTCAACGGTTACGCGGATATTCAAACCGAATTGCGTTGCTGTGTTTGTCGTGTTCTCGAATACGTGCGCCAGCCCCGAAATTACCGCGTTCGTGCAATCCTCCCATACGGGCTGAACGTCGTAAGGATTGTTGCACGCCTCCACCTTGAAAGTGCCACCAGCCGGAATATCCCTGTTCACATTGATATTGCACCGCGTCGGCTGGCTCTGCGCTTCCAGCGGCTCCGAAAGGGTAATTACAAAGCTGTTGATCGCTTTCGTAAACGTAAGCGTCCGCGTTGCACTATTTCCGGCGCTGTCGGTCGCGACAATCTCGATCGTGTGCTGGGCGTTCGTCAGCCCTGTAAAAGTGTTCCCGCCTACGGAAAGGGTAAGCGTTTCGCCCAGCGTTACGTTGTTCCGCGTGTTGATCGTGCTTCCGTCGATTTTCTCTACGACGTTTACAACGTCGTTATCCGGATCGGTAACGCTGTATTCGTAGGTGAAATCCTCGCGCTTCACGCCAAGATCGGCATTCTGCCCGCTGATAACGGGCGGCTGATTGTGAATTACCGCGATCGCGCCGCTGGTCGTGTACGCGGAAGAATTGCCCGCCGTGTCAACCGCCTTCACGCGGTATTGAAGTGTGTTCCACGAAGTCGATACCATTTCCGAAAACGTGCGGGCGGCGGAACTCTGAACCTGTGTCCACGCGCCGCTGTTTGCGCTCCGCTCGAAAACGTAGGTCAGCGCGTCGCCGTCCGGATCGGTGGCTTCCGCGCAAGAAATATTGATATTCTGCCCGCTGTATGCCGTATCCGGCGCGGTAATGCTGGGCGGCGCGGAAGGCGCGGCGTTGTAGATGATTTCATAGTTTCCGCTTGCGTTCTGGCTGTCAGATACCAAGATTGAAGATTGCAGATTGCAAAGCGGGCGAACGCCCCCGGACCCGTAGTAAGCGTTGCGGTAGTCCAGCGTGCCATCGGAATGGACGTAGCGGACGAAGCAGGCGTACGACGAATAAGGCGTGCGAAGCCACCAATACCATCCCTTTGAAGTCGTGAAGTTACTGTTCTTGTATTCCGAACTGTTTACGCATTCTGCCGTAGGATAGGCGACGCGGGAAGCGTCGTTGCTGAACAGGGCAAGGCGCACGCCTTCGGCGATCCCGTTTTCGTTCGCAAGCCCCACTTCTGTGGTAGACGCAAGAAACATTTTCGCCGTGAAGGTTTCGTAACTGCCGCCGTCCGTCGAAGATTTTACAACGGTAAGCGTTGTGTTGAGAAGCTCCGCAACGAACTTCGGATCGAGCATGGCAAGGAAGCCCGCCCAGCCGTCGTATTCGTTGTAATTGTCCCATACATTCGCGTTTGTCGGCGGCGCGTCGGCGCTGTGCTTCGCGCTGTACCAGTTTCCCGCCGTCGCATTACTGTTCAGCCATTGAAGCAAGTTAGAATGAATATGCCTGTTGTTACCGTAATTTCTTCGGTCGCTGTTGCTGTTACTCGCTTCCTTTGCGTCTGAACACATAAGCTGGATAATCTTTTCGGTTATCAGCGTTACGCTATTCGACGGATAGCCGCTGTGGTTCTTGTCGGCAACCTTGAAAATGATCTTTGCGCCGAAGCGCGATTGATACGCCGAAAGAACCGGAACTTCGATCTTGTCGCCCACGGCAAGTGAACTTAATGCTTTTGACATTTTTCCGCCTCCTTTGAATTGAAAAGCCTGTTGTAATAGTGATCCGTTCTCCGGATCAAGTGATAACAATTTCCCTTTTCGGCGTGTCCCCTCCAGCTTTTATAGGATTGTTCAACGGTCGCCGTCGTGATCTTGCCCCGCTCTACAAGCCCGCGCATCTTCTTCAATTTGCGCTTCATATTGTTCTTGCTACGGCGGCGCACCTTCCGGATAACTGCGCCCGTTTCGGTCAAATACGTATGAAAGCCCAAGAAATCAATACCGTTCCGCAAAGGGTAAATGTTCGTTTTGTTGTTCAAAGATAAGCCGATCGCGGCGACGTGTTTTTCGATCTCCGCTCGGCAATACTGCAAATAGGCTTTATCTTCGTGTATCAAGAAGAAATCGTCCATATATCTGCCGTAATATTTAATGCCCAGCTTTTCTTTGACGAAGTGATCTAAATTATTGAGGTAGAGAAGGGCGAAAAGCTGTGAAGATTGATTTCCGATCGGTATTCCGACGTTTCCTTCCGTGCTGTCGATTATCATATCGACAAGCCACAAAACGTCCGGATCAGTGATCTTCTTGCGGATTAAGGTTTTTAACACGTCGTGCCTAATGGAATAGAAGTATTTGGAAATATCCGCCTTCAATATCCACCCGTCAATTCCGTTTTTACGGTAAAACCTCCGCAAGAACTCCCGAAGCCTGTCTAACCCGTAATGCGTACCTTTGCCCACCTGCGAAGCGTAGTTATCCGTAATGAACGATCTTGTAAGGATCGGTTCAAGCACGTTATCGCAAAGCGAATGTTGAACAACTTTGTCTTTATAGCTGTTCGACATAACCACGCGCCGCTTCGGTTCAAATACTTCAAACGTGTTGTACGGCGAAAGCGTGTACTTCTTCGTTTTAAGCTGGTAGCTTAACAGGTTCAGCGCTTCAAGAAGGTTTACTTCAAACTTTGCCGCCGCTCCTTTCCACCTCTTGCCTTGCCGCGCCTTTCGGTAGGCTCTGTATAGGTTCTCGAAGTTATATATCTTCTCGTAATCTGTCATAAAAAATCCTCGCTGTATATAGCCTTTGCATTCCGCCACGCGGAAGGCTCCGGCATCGGCGATCCTGTATTTGCCCCCGCTGTGGATCGCGGCGGCGGGATACACCTTCCTTTGATGGTGGTATTCTGCTTTCGGCTTATGCCTACTCGATCTCATTTTCCACCGAAGCGGGCGAACGCCCCTGTTCCCGTTGTAAGCGTTGTTGTTGTTCAGCGTGCCATCGGAATTGACGTTGCGGACGTTGTAGGCGTTCGACGAATTAGGCGTATCAAGATGTACCCCAAACGGTTCACCCTCTCGCACGATCCCGCTTTTTCCACGCGGCTAACATATACTTCACGTCAAGCGCAAGTTTAGACCAATATTCGCAACTGCTCGTTGATATGAAGCCCTGTTCGTGCGAAAGCTCTATGAAAAATAGAAGCTCCTTGCAATAGGTCATTGCCTTCGCTTGAAGCCTCTGCCGTTCCTTGAATTCCTGCGCGTCGAGAAGGTTTAATTCGTTCGCCTCCAGCGCGCATTCGTAAATATCCACCGCTTTGTCCTGTATCCTGTTCACAAGGGTAAAACGGTATTTCTTTGGAAAACGCTCCGTGCTGTTCGTGATCGTGAATGTGTGCTTGATTAAATCCTTGCACTTCACAATAACGTTAAATTCCGAAGGTTCTTTTCTTCCTCGCTCCTGCCTCTGCATTTATGCACCGTCCCTTTCGTATGCGGTCAATAGTAACGGCATCTTCGGCGCACCCCTCGAAATCAAACCCAGCCGCCGTAACGAAAAGCGTTCCTTTGTTTCCGGTTACGGTCGTTCCCGTGATCGTCAAAGCATCTTCGCCGCAACGTTCGCACGGCGGCGAAAGCTCGATAAACAGGTTCCCTATAATGCACGACAATTCCGCCCGTGTGCAAGCGTACCTGTTTAACATTCGATACGCTGTAAGCTCTCGTTCCATACGCCCGTTGTTGTAACGCCGGAAAGGTCGTCAAACAGGATAAGGAACGGATTTTCGGTAATATCGTTGAAGATCACGGCTTCGATCAGATCGACGCGGGCGGTCAGCGCCGTAATCATATTCAGAAGGTTTCCGGCTGTATTTTCGTCCAGCACGTCCTGCAAGCCTTCAAACCAAGTATCGAAGTCCGTTTGCGCCTCCGCTTTGAAGTCGGCGAAATACTCTTCCAGCGCGTCGTACTGCGTGTTTCCTTGCAACTTCAAGGAATTCATATACGATACAAGGGAATTGTACTCCGCCGCGCTTTCGCTCTGATACTCCGCGAACCACGCTTCAAGCTGTGCGTTAAAAGCCGTCGTGTCGATGGTATCGACAAGCCCCGCTACAACGCCGCAAACGGTACTGTCAAGCCGTTTGTCGGTAATGCTCGAACCCGTGATCGCGGTAACGCCCGCGCCCACGTAAACGTCGGCGATTGCCAATTCGTAAATATCCGCGTCCCGCTCGACGGCTGGCGCGGTAGGGGAAGCCGAATACGAAGAAGATTTCGCCTTCACCGAAATAACGCGGTTCGTCAAGTCCCATCGAACCACAATGCGGTCAATTCGGTTCAGCACGCCGTCAGCCGTCGCAAGCGTCAAGGACAGGTCGCTTGTATTGTTGTAGAAATAGCCGTTGATCCACGCTTTGCCCGCCTTCACGGTTATTTGCATTCCGTTTCCCGCCACTACTTGAAGCCCCGTTGAAGGAACGGGGAACACGCCGTTTCCGATGAACGATCCGAAATAGGAAGCCCAATCTTCCGCCTTATATTTCCGGTCGCCGGATACGCTGTTAAAAAAGCTCGATTGTTCCATATTTACACCCCTTTATTTTGTAATCTGCCGTATCTGCGTCAAAAGCGCGGGCAAGCTCTCGCCGAAGGTAATATCGATCTCTTCGACGTTGTTTTGATAGGTTTCCGCGATCTCCGTTATGCGAACGTCAATGCGAATTCCCCAGCGCTTGTTCACGCAAGTAACGCGGTCGCCTAAATCGTAATCGGTTCGGTAGATAAGATTTGCAAAGGTATTGATCTTCGATCCGAACGAAAGTGTTTCCGCGTACTGTTCTAATTCCTCCGCGCCTCGAGCGGACAAAAGCGCTAAATACTCCGCATCGGTCAGCGATACTTGCGTTCCGTCGTCGTCCTCGTATTCCTGCACTATATCGGTGGCGTTTATGAATACCTCTTCACGCGCCAGACCTGCTGCCGATCCGCCCACTTCGGCAACCTTGCGGGCAACGCCTTCTTTCTCTTCACCGCCGACAAACGCCGTTGTTTTAAGGTTTTCCACGCTGTTTGTGTATTCCTGTTCAACGATGTTATCGAATTCCTGTGAAAAGATACAAGGCGCATTCCCTGCGGTATTGCCCGCCGTAAGGTCGCGCCCCTCGTAGACGGAAAAGACGTGTGCGCCCGTGCGCGCGTCCGTCCGCATTCGTATTCCCAGCTTCGCCGCCTTTGCCGCCGTTTCTGCCGCAAGCTGTGCGTTTGTGTACTGCTCCGAAGTGTAGTCGATCACGCCGCTTTCGGTGTCCGCGTCGTCTGTCGCGATTGAAACGTCCGGTATTTTCCGCACGGTATCAGCCGGATTTGTTACATTCTCCCGCACAATGCGGTAAAGAATGTTTTGCGTTGTGTCCTTCGTGATAATCTGCTTTTTGATGATCCGCTTCCCGATCCAAGCGATCAGGAACTTCCCTTGAACTTCGATTTCCTCCAGCCCCTGCGAATTCTTCGTAATATGGACATACCGAATTTGCGCCGCTTCATCGTCGCCGCGCTTCATAATGATATTGTTCTTCACCAGCATTCGCGAATGCTCTTCGGTGAAGGGAACAAGTAACTTGAATTCGCCGCAACTCCAATAACGGCGCGTCCATATCAGCGAAGCGATCTTTTCTACAATCCCTTGAAGCTCCATTTCGGAAGAATAGACGTATAATTCCATACCGCTACACCCCCAAATACAAGTTATTGTGATAGATAGATACTTCAAGATTTTCTGCGTTCGTATCCGCCGAATACCGGAAAAGGTTATCACCCACGGCAAGCTGTAAATATGAACTGTCAACGTCAAGATAGCGGAAAGCGTCGCTTTCAACGCCGCCGTGCGTCAGCTTCACGGATTTTTCGCCGTACCCCGTCGAAACGGTCAGCACGTCGCCCGCTTCAAGCGAAATATTCGCCTTGATGAACTCTTGCGTATTGACGTTCAAAAGCTGGGGATTTGTCAGCGCGCCCAGCGCGCGGAACTCGATACGGATACCGCTTTTCACGTCGCCGGAATTGAATACGTTGACGATCAGTGAAGGCTGGCGGTAGCCGATTTCCCAATCCGGCGTTATTTCCAGCCCGCCGGGTACGGGGAATTCAAAGCCGCCGATCCACGTTGCTATATCCTCGCGCGTTTCCGCCTCTTCACGCCAAAACGGATTAAGGCACGAAAGCTGGATCGTGAATTGCTCGAAAATCGTTCCGCGCTTAAAAATAGGCGCGTTGTTGATCGTGCAACCGATAACCCGCTTGAAGTCGCCCAATTCGTAAGTAAGCGTCGCGGAATACTGCGGATTTAATATCCGGTTCAGATTGCGGCGCAATTCCTGTATAGCGATCTTGTCCCGCTCCTTGATATGCCCAACGATGTCAATATCGCGGCTTTCAATGCGGTATCCTAAATACGTATCTCCGTCCTGCCCCATACTGTTTGTTGAATAAATAGCGTTCTGCACGTCGGACAAGCCGGAAACGTCCTTGAAGTTTACGTGATACGAAGAAGCAGGGGAAAAGACAATGCTTTCCCCCCGCTCGTTCGTGTAGGTCAATTTCTCTTGTACTTTCATTAGGTCATTACCTCCCGCGCAATCATTCTGAACTGCCGCGCCGCCTCTCGCTGTTGCTGGGCGTAGGAAGTATCGTTCGCGTAGATGTTTTGAACAACCTTGAACGTCGCTTCCTGCCCGCCACCCGTGCGCGGGCGCGGTTCGGGATCGTCCGGAACGGCGCTGTCGGTCGCCTTGCGGATCGTCTTTTCAACGTTCCGCATTTCACGCCCGAAGCCTTCGCCAAGCCCCTGCGCCATATATTCGCCGATCCCCGCAAACACTTTCGACGGGGAAGCAATATCCATTTCATCTTCAACCGCCGCGACAATCTCGCGCATCATCGAACGCACGCGGCTTTCAAGCCAGCCGGACATATTTTGAAAACCCTGCCAAATGCCGCGCACCATATTTTCGCCCGCCGCTACGAAGTCGGATACAAACGAATTCAACGCGGTAATAACAGGCAGTACGATCTGCGTTACTTTTCCGGTGATCTGCGGGATACCCTGTACCATTCCGGAAGCAATGTTCTTGTCAATCGTAACGCCCGCTTGAATAAACTTTTGATTTTGCGCTGTGAATGTGGTAATAATGCTTTGCGTGATCTGCGGTATTTTTGCGGTAATCTGCGGGATCGCCGTTACCATACCGGAAGCAATCTGTTTGTCGAAGTCCTGCCCCGCTTGATTAAGCCGTTGCGCCTGTGCGGTCAGTCCGGTAATAACCCGCTCGACAATCGCGTTTATAGCGCCGGAAAGCCCTTCGATGTTTGCTAAAATGCCGTCATTTACTGCGCGCACCGCTTCTGCGGCTGTAAGCTCTCCGGCTCCGCCCATTGCGGCGGTCATATCCGACGAAACGCCTTCCATACTGTCGCCGAAGCCTACGCCTACGCCGTCAGCCATATTCCCGCCGATTTCGGCGAAAACGGTAGAAGGGGAATGAATGCCGAAGAAGCTCTTGATCCCGTTCACAAGCCCCTGCGCCCAGCCCGTTACCTTTTCCCAAAGCCAAGAAGCCGCGCTTGAAATGCCTTCCCACAATCCGTGAAGAAGGTTCGCGCCCGCGTTCACCATTTCGCCCGCAAGCGACGCGAACGCTTGCACAATTCCCGAAACGATTTGAGGAACTGCTTTTACAATCTCAACTATGATGGTCGGTAAATTCTGAATGAGCGCCACGAACAACTGAACGCCCGCTTGAATGATCTGCGGAATATTTGAGATCACCGCATTTACAATTCCGCTGATAATTTGCGGGATTGCCTGTACGATCGTCGTTATGATCTGCGGAAGCGCCTGTATCAGCGCCACAAGAAGATCAATCCCCGCTTGAATGATAAGCGGTATATTTTCAAGAAGCGCCGTAATTATCCCGTTGATAATCTCCGGAATAGCCGCCACGATCGTCGCTATGATTTCCGGAAGGGCGGTAATAAGAGAAGTTAAAAGGTCAATTCCCGCTTGAATGATTTGCGGGATCGCCGCCAGCAGTCCATTAACAAGGCTCGTTATCACTTGCGGAAGCGCCGCTACAAGAACGGGGATCGCGTTAATGATCCCCTGCGCCAGCCCCGTGATAAGCTGTAACGCCGCGTCAATCAGCATCGGGATATTATCAATCAGCACTTGCACAATATCGGTTACAAGCTGAACCAGCGTCGGAACAAGCGTCGGCAAGGATTGCGCGATACCTGTTGCAAGCGTCGTTATCATTTGCAATGCAAATTCAAGGAACGTCGGCAACATTTCGGACAGCTTTTCAACGATGAAGGTTACAAGCCCCAGCAATCCTTCGGAAAACTGTTGCGCCGCACCTTCTGCGCCCTCCAGCGCCCCCGTCAATCCCGTTCCGATCAATTCGACAAAAGGCGTTATCTGTTGCAGAAGCTCCGCCGCAAGCTGTTTCAGCTTCGTAACGATCGGTTCGGCAACCGCTCCCAATTCAGCCATTGCGCTATTAAGCGAAGCCGTCGCCTTTTGCGCCTCGATAATATCGCCGTTTACCTCTCTGTACTTCTCCGCCGCGTCCGAATAAAGCCCGTTCAGCGTTTCTGTAATCAGCGCTTGCCGTTCCTGTTCGGTCGTGCATTTATCAAGGCTGGCTTGAAATTCATCTTCCGAAACGCCCGCCCAATTCAAGGCATCTGCAAGCCCGCCCGTTATCTGTCCGGTTTTCGCTGTTTCGTTCGCCGCCTCGGTCAAGTTTTCGATCGGCAAGCTGTCGCCGAAAGTCGCGTAAACGCCCGTCGCTATGTCCGTCCACGTCGCAAGCTCCTTTTCGTTGTTCGTGAGCTGTGCAAGGTGGGCGGCGGCTTCGGTCGCCTGTCCGTCGTCGCCAAGAACGCCGTAAAGCTCCGTGTATGTGTTCTTCGCATCTTCCGCCGAATGCCCCGCCGTTGTGAAGCCTGTTTCCAGCTTCCCCATATTTTCGCGTGCTTCGCGTGTGCTTTCCGCAAGCCCCAAAAACGCGCCCGCCGCCGCGCCGATCGCCGCGCCCATTGCGGCAACGCCCGCGCCGATTGCCTTTCCTACTTTTCCCACGGTGTCGCCGACGCTCTCCCAATCGATCTTTGAACTTTTCAGCTTCTTTGAAGTGTCGTCAAGCTCCCGTTGAACCTTCACCATTTCGGCGCGCGTGTTGTTAAGGTTCGTTTGCATCTTCTGATAGGCGGGATCGGTAGGATCGATACCGCCTTCGCGCATTTTCTTTAATGCCGCTTCTGCGGCTTTCGCTTTCTTTGCCTGTTCGTCAAGCTGTTTTTGTAGAATATCCTGCTTCCGTGTAAGCGCTTCAATACTTTCCGCATTGTCGCCGAATTCCGCCGTCGCCAGCTTCATTTCCGAACCGATTTCGCGAAGGGAAGTATTGATACCTTTACAGGCGGCGCGGTATTCCTTTTCGCCTTCAAGAATAATTTGCGATTTGATTTGCTCTTCCTTCGCCATTTACAACCCTCCTAACACGTCGTCAATATCGGCTTCCGGCTCTTCCGGCTTGAAGCGATCCGGATTAAATTGCTTATGTATCTTGAAAAGCGTCAAGATTTTATACGGTGTCATTCGCCATACTTCGGCTTCGCTCCACCGAAGAAGGGTAACGCCGATATAAAGAAGGCGGGCAAGGTCGATTATTCCTTGCCCGCCACCGCGTTTTTTCTGATTTCGTCGTCCTCTTCCTCTTCATCGTCGCGGGCGGGCGGCTCTTCCGTGCCGTTGTTGCCCAGCGAAAACGCCTTGAAGATCGAAGATTTTACTTCGTTAAAATTGCCCGTATGAATGAGTTTCCCCACCTGTTTTTCGGTAAGCTCTTCGTCGCCGTCGTCTGCGCCTTCGTTCAGAAGCAGGGTAAGAAGCCAACGAAGATTTTTAATGCTGTCCTTTCCGGAAAGCGCCGCGTCAAGGCGATCAAAGCCGCCGAATTTGTCCTGCATTTCGTCAATTACGTTCAAACTGAAAAGAAGGTGTCTTTCCTTGTCAAGTGTAATCGGGAAACGTCCGTCTTTAATTGCGCTCATAAAACAATAAGCGGGAAGCCGTTTCCGGCTCCCCGCTGTACCCCCTTTCTATTTTCTTTAAGCTCCTGTATTGTTCGGTTCTCTCACCGTAGTAAACCAAGCCGCCGCGACGCTTTCGGTCGGCGCGGCGACGTGTTCAGCCTTCCACAAGCCGTCAGAACGCTTGATGAACTGCCCGACGATCTCCGGCGTAGTAAATTCGATACTGTCGCCTTTCGTCTGATAGTTTTCGGAAGGGATCGAAAACTTCACTTTATAAAGCCAAATGTACTTATAGGTTCCGCCCGCTTTCTTCGCGCGGAAGCCGATTGCGAAATACGGCGGTTCGTCGGTATCTGCACCGTAAACCACCATATCGTTGTCCTGCTGTTGTCCAAGCAGGGCGGCAAGGTCAGCCGGAAGAAGATCGTTGACGTTCAGCGTCAATTCTCCCGAAACAAATTCCTTTACAACTTCGTCGGCTCCGTCGTCCGCGTAAAGGATCGCTTCGGCAACCTCCACGGAAAGCTCCGCCGAAATTGCCTTCGCCATTTTTACGGGCGTGCCGTATTCCTCCACGCCGCCGTCGCCGATCGTGATAGGCGCGCGGTAAAGGTCGCGCAATCCGATTGTAGCCATATTCGTTATACCTCCATATACTTGAATTCCACGGGAACGTGATAATAGCCCGTGTTTTCCTCGAACACTTCCGGATCAAACGTGATCCCGTAGAACCCCGCTTCCTTCAATGCCCGCTTTGCGCTCCGCATAAGGGCGATATAATCCACGCGGGAATAAATATCTGCCCTGTACGTGAATTCCTCTGCGCCGCTTTCATCGTCCGAAAAATGGGTATCCAGCCCCACGACGATCTGATACGTGATAAAGGTTTCTGCCTTTCCGGTGTAAATCAGCCGTTCGACGGGATAGCCCAGCTTTTCAAGCGTCGTTTTTACAAGTGTATCAACGTCCGTCATTTTGCTTCGCCTCCCATACGCGGCGCATTTCATCGTTTACAGCGTCCGCCGCCTTCGTATTCGCCGCCGTGAACCACGGGCGCGCTGGCATATTCTTTCGTCCGTATTGCAGGACGAAGCCTTTTGTCGCGTTCCGTACCCCGTGCCTGTCTTTCCCGTCCGGATATACTTCAACCATCTTCCCGCTGTCCCGCTCCTTGATTTTGGAAACAACGATCGACGCGGCAAGATCGCCTGTGCTTCGGCGGCTCCGGAACATTGTTCGGATTTCCGCCCGCTGTGCTTCCTGCATTACCGCGCCGCCAGCTTTCAGCATTTCCGGTACTGCCTCTTCCGCGATTTTCGCGCGTTGAAGCATTTGTTCTTGTAGGTCGTCAAGCCCTACAACGTTAAACCGTGCCATTTCCGCCGCCTCCTTCCGTCGTGCCTCCCGCCGCGTTTGCGGCGCTCTGCGCTTCGGGGAAGCTGGAAAGCGTCAATTCCACAAGCTCTCCGTCGTCGTGAATGTACGTCCGAAGAATGCGATAGCGTTTCCCGCTCGAAACGGGATATTCCGCGATCGTTTCCCCGCTGTATTCCATTGCGTAAACGTCGAACTTGATTTCGGCGGCGTGTCCCGCCATTTCCGCTTTGTAGAACTCCGAATACCCTACGGATTTTTTATCAGCGAAAACCGTTGTCGCCGTTTCCGGCTTCCTTGTAGGGAAGCCGTGTTCGTTTGTCCGCTCCGAAGGTTCGGAAAGCGCGATCAGCGTTATTTGATCTTTCCAGCCCATTATCCGCCACCGCCTTCCGTGTATTCGTCAGACAGCGACAAGGCGCATTTCAAGTAATCGTATGCTTTCCTGTGCCTTTCGCCTTCGCCGCCGAAGTTATCTTCGGATTTCGCGTACAGAATGATTGCGCGGTCTAAAAGGGGATCGCCCAGCGTTTCGCTGGACGATCCCGCATTTTCCGGAACGTTGATACCGACAAGCCGAAGATCAGCGATACCGGAAGTAATGTAATCTTCGATTTCGTCGTCAAATACGGCGGCTGTTTTTCGCAAAGCCAGCTTTACCTTGTCAAGCATCATCGTTCAACCCTCCATTACGCGCCCGCCTTTACCAGCTTCACGAAGGCTTCGCCGATTGCGGGCTGGCAATCAAAGATCGCAATACCGCTGTATTTGTAGCTGTTCGTGTCGATGTCATAGGCGTTCTTGACGTTGATACTTTCCGCAAGGTTCGCGCAAACCTTCTTGAAGTCGCCCAAGAAGGCTTCGTGTTCCTTCACGTAATCGGACAGAAGAACCGGATAGCCGTAAACAAAGTAGCTGTTGCCCTGCACGGTTACAATATGGTTCTTGCTGGTATCCTGCAACGGCATAAAATCGGTGAACAAGGTTCGCTTGCTCATAACGAATTTTGCGTTGCGGTCGTATCCGGCGTTCAGAAGCCCGATCAGCGTCTGGACGTTCGCGGCGGTAAGGGAAGCAGAAGCGCCCACGGAAACGCTGTTTGTTGCGCCCCAAGTGTTCGCTTTGTCAACGCCCTTCGGCTGGGAAGAACCCGTGCCGTTGATGAAGAAATCTTCAACCTTTCGGGCGATCGCCTCTGCAAGCATATCAACGATCCAGCTTTCAAACGCCGCAATGCTCATTGTCATAACGGTATCGGAAATCTGAACCAGCTTCACGATCTCATACCCGCTCAAGGTTACGGTGGTAAGGGTGTCGGCGGCGGGCGTAATTGCGGCGTTCTCGGTGTGAATAGCCGGATCGTTGTTCGTGCCTTCCACAACGAACTTCACCGCGCCTTTGACGTGAAGAAGGGTAACTTCGTTCAGCATCGGCGCAAGTTTCTTTACCTTGCTGATAATCTCGTTCGCGGTCTGTGTCGGCACAACCTCCGCGCCCGTGCCGCTGGCGTTCGCATAGGCGCGCTTCTCCGCGTCGGTAAGGGGAAGGCGGCGAAGGTTTTTCAGCCACGCGGAACGATATTCGGGCGTGCCGAAGGGATCGTCCGGATCGGCGTTATCCTCTTCCTTCTTCCCGAAAGAACGGATAGAAACGCCGCCGCCCTTCGCGATATTGTCCAGAATGCCGTTGCGCTTCTCTGCGGCGGCAATCAGTCCGGCGCGCTCTTCGGTAAGCTCCTTCGTTTCCTTCTCCAGCGCGTCGATTTCCTCGGCTTTCATAGCGTCGCCGCGCTCTTCGATCTCCTGCTTGATAGCCGCAAGGCGGGCTTCAATCTCTTTAATTCTCATTGTGTTAAACCTCCATCATAAGTTTGATTTTTAGAATTTGCATACGCCGCGCTAACGCCTCCCGTTTCTCTGCTTCGATCACTCCGTCGAAGTAGGAACGCGCGGAAATATCGGTATCGGCGTTCGCCGGATAAGATACCGCCGAAACGTCGTAAACCTTCTTGATCTTCAAGATTGTTCTTGTGTGCGTGTCTTTGTTGTATGCGTCCTCCGATACGGTGAACGCCCAAGACATTTTGCAAATAAGCCCCGCGTCGATACTCGCGTAAAGCCGCTTTGCCTCTTCGGTAAGGCTCAAATTTGCGGCAATAAATAAGCCGCCGTCCTGCGGTTCCAAAAGCAGGGAAGGCGGCTTGTTCTTTGCCATCTTGTTTCGGGCGAATACCATTCCGGAATGGTCGAACTGCATAATCACGTCGGACAGGTCAGCGCCGACAAGCGCGTTCCGGTCGATCATTTCGCAATACTTGATCCCGCCGTATTCATACATAACATACGGCTTATTGAACGTTGTTGCGAAGCCCTCGACGTAATAATCGGTGTCAAACCTCTTTTCCGCCGTCCCCTGCGGGATCATCAGCGGCTGGAACATTTGACGGTATTCCCGTTCCTTCACTACTGGCATTCGGTGTAACCTCCCTTCCTAACTCGGATACTTCCGCGTATTCTTTGCGAATATAATACTTGTCCCCGCCTTCGACGTGCGACATATTCCAAATATCCATAACGCCGTTACGGTTTAACAAGCCACGGTCAAATAATTGTGTGCTGATATTCAGCTTCGTATTATTGCTTGCGTATTGAAGCCTGTTCGCGGTAAAGGTAATCGCGTTCCCGAAGGATAATTCCCGCTGTGTATAGGTCATATTCGACATAACCAGCGAAAGCTGGATCGCGAAAGGCTCGATCTTGCCTTCGTAATAAGCGTTCCATTCATCTTCGGTATAGCTGTTCTGAATGATTTTCGCGTTCGTCCCGAAGTAGTTAAAAACATTTTCGTTGATCTGCGCCATCTGCGCGGCGTTCACCGTGAACGGCTTGCTTTCGATCGGCTTTACGTCCGCGAATTTGCTATCATAGATCACCATTCCGGATTGATTATCCGCTGAAAGGTTATCCGCCGTGAAGCGCTTGCGCTCTTTCGTAATATCTTCCGGCTTTAGCATATTCGCAACCTTCGCCAAGAACCGGACGGAAGCCGAATTTTTAACGCCGTTGATAATGCCTTGATTTTGCGTATGGATCAACTGCATTGTAGGACGAAGCGCGGCGTTACTCTCTCCGAAGAAGTCGTCGCTATACTGAAATTGCGTCATAACGCCGACGCGCTCGAACTCGATCGCCGCCCGCTGTCCGTTCGCGAAGGTGTACCGCAAGAAGGGCGCGCCCTTGTATTCGACAACCTCGCAACGCTGGGGAAGCAGGGGATAATACCCCGCGATCCCGCCGTATTCATCTTCGATCGGAACAATGAACGCCGTGTTATTCACCGAAAGGATCGTCGCGATCCGGTAAATAAACTTCGACGTATCCATAAACGGATTAGGGCGGAACTGCAATACCCTTTCAAGGTTCTTGTACGCCGTCCCGCTGATTTCCGGTTTCAGCTTTGAACAGAAATTCGCGAACGAATGAATAGCCGCCCGCGTAAGCTCCATTTCGTAAAGGCTTTCCGGCGCGTTCGTAAAAACGGGCGAATACCCATTAAGCATCTTGAAATATCCTTCCGCTTGAATATCCGAACGCGGTTTTCGGAAAATTGTTTCAAAAATTCCCATAGTTTCTATCACCCCGCATTTTTCAGCATTTCGCCGATCTCGTTATAATACTTCTGCCGTACCGTCATAGCGTCGATCACGGAAACGAAGCCGTCGATACGCGCCCGCTGTTCGATCTTTACCGGACGGAACTTCCGCGTTTCCATATTGTGCTTTAACGCGACGTTGAGGAAATGCGCTTTCAGAAGGTTATTATCTGCGATCTTGAAATTGCCGTCTTTGATTATGCCTTCAAATTCCCGAATAACGGGCGCAAGGTTTTCACCCTGCCATACGTCGTCCGTCTGGAAGCCCGCCGCCTTCAAGTCGTCGATCAGATATTGCGCGCTGTAACGGTCGTAGCCTATTTTTAGAATATAAATGCCGTACTGATCCCGAAGGGTAGAAAACCATTCGTAAACGTCCCTGTAATCGACGTGATTTTCGCCGGACAGCTTCACGATCCCTTGCTTGACGAATATATCATACGGCACGCCGTCCACCGCCTGTGCGGTTTCCAGCCTGTTCGCGGGCATAAAGAATTGTGCGAAGGCATAAAGAACGCCGCCGCGCTCAATAATCACGCTTGCGGCTGTAAGGTCTGTTGTCTGCGATAGGTCGATACCGCCCACCGCGTAACTGTCTTTGAAATCCTCCAGCTTGATTTTTTCACCCGCTCGATCGACAACGACATAATCAAGCCAAGCGACGGAAGAATTCTGCTTGATATTGCAGTATTTGCAAAGGAATTCCGCCCGCTTTGAAAGGCTCATTTCCGCGACGGCGATTTCCTCTTTGAAGAACTCCGGCGAAACGGAAACGCCCATATTCGGATTTGCCTTTTTTAGCTCTTCAAGGTCGTTCCATTTCTCCACGTCGTCGATCATATAAAGCAGGGGAAGAAGGCGGCGTTCCTTGCTTCCGCCTTTCAGAAACGCCGTAGATCGCGCCATCAATTCATCGAAAATACCGTCGTTTTCGTATCCCGCCGTACTGATAGACAGGATCAGCGGCTGGCGGCGTGCGCCAAGCGCGGATTTCATTACTTCGTATTGCTTCAAGCCGCCGTCGCCGCGCCAAGACGCGACTTCATCGTTCACGACTAAATGCGGATTGAAGCCGTCCGATTTCTTCGCATTGAACGCCAGCGGCTTTATTGCCGTGTTGCTTTCCTCGATGTAAATATCCGAACGGCGCTTCTTCGCAAGCTCCGAAAGCTCCGGTTCTTTTTTAATCATCTGGAAGAAGTTATCGTAAACGATGTTCGCTTGCTCCAGCTTCGGCGCAAGGCAATAAATCTTTGCCCCGTATTCGCCGTCAAGATATGCCATATACGCGATCACGGCGGAAGCGAAAAGCGTTTTGCCGTTTTTCCGCCCGATCACAATAAACACTTCGCGGAATATCCGCACGTTATCTTCGTCAACTATCCCGAAGATCAGCGATACCGCCGCTTTCTGCCATAGCTCCAATTTCAGAAGGTCGGTTCGTCCCTCGCAATGATGGCAGAAGTTTTCGATAAAGCGAATTGCCTTGTTCGCCTTCTTTGCGTTGAAAAGAAAAAGCCCGTTTTGAAGCCCGCTAACGATGTATTCATAAATCAACCGCACCCATTTTCCGACGACAATTTTTCCCGTCGTTATGCCGTCGTAATACTCGTAAATGTAATTTGAAAACGGCATTTTTTATTCGTCCCGCAAAGCTTGCAGACGGCTTTCTTTTTTCTTTTCGGGCGGCACAAGCTCGCAAAGCTGTTTGATTATGGCGGCGTGATTTTTCGTCATAGCGATATGCGTTTTTACTGCGTCGCTCTGCTTTGTCCCGCTCTGATTTGCGCCGTTTTGGTATTCGACGGTGTAACCCTCTTCGTTAATGATTTCCTGCAACTCTTCAAGGGATACCGCCATAAATGCGGCGTTGCGGATAAGGCTTTCGACGGTCTGCAACTTGTTTTTATCCAAGTCGCGGAAAACCCGCTTCAATCGGTTTATCTCCCTCTTGATTTTTTGATCTTTCGTTAAGTCCTTCTTTGTCGCCATAAATTATCACCCCTTTTCGGCGGATACCTACACCCCTTTTTCGCGTACACCCGTTATGCGCGCGCCTGCGGAGTAAAATTAACCTCCCGCCCTCGGTGTTTCACCCTCCCTAAATCCTCGGCGAATAGGGGGGAGTACCACGTTTCCGTTTTCGTCAAACGAATATCGCTTTTTCCGCTTCGATCGATGGTGTTCTTTGTTATGGCAATCTTGACAAAGCGCTTCGAGATTATCCCACGAAAGCGCAATGTACGGATCGTTTACGTTCTGCTTCGTCAAGTATGTTTTGTGATGTGCAATCTTTGCGGCGACGGGATCGTCCGGTGTAGAACAACGTTCGCACAAGTAGCCCTTCGATTGCAAGAAGGCATCACGGCAAGAACGCCACGCGTCGCTGTTGTAGAACTGTTCTGCCCACGGCTTCATATTCGCACCTTCCTTTCCCGCGCATAATAAAAGCGCCCTTCCGGATTGCTCCGAAAAGGCGCTATTCGTGCGCTTGTGTCTTGCGTAAGAATTCATCGTAAACAGTATAGCATAGATATATTTCCCTTGCCACCCCTCGATATTGTCGCGATATTGTCATTTATTCGCCCGCCTTGCGCCTGTACGTTGCCGCACTCACCGCCGCCGCAATCCCGAATACGCATACCGCCATATCGTTTACGATCTTGTTCCGCCATCTGCAAGCGGTCTTTACGCCCTTCAAAACGCCCGCTTCTTCAAGGTCGAAGGCTAATTCCTCCCACGTGTAGGGCTTGCCGCTCTCGCGCGGCTTGCCTTCGTAATCCTCGCCGAAGTAGTACATACGAACCACCGTGAATTCCTTGCGGTCGCGGTAAAGGTTTATAGCCCTCTCCAGCCGCTCGAAGCCGTACTTCGTTTCCCGATACTGCCGTCTTTTTTCTTCCCGCATTTCCTCGACAATATCGGCTTCTGTTTTCTGCTCATAAAATCCCGTGCTTTTGCTTCCCGCCGCGAAGGTCTTTCGCCCTGCGTGATATTCCACTTCGCAATAGGCTTCTTCGTCAGCAATAAGCGCCGCCAGCTTCTTGTAGTTATACAAAAGCGTTTCCATAGCCTTGAAGTAATTAACATACGCGCCCGCCGTGTCCTTGTACGCTTCATAAGCACCCGCGCGGGCGGCTTCGTTGATTGCTTCGCGCAACTCTTCGGAAATCCCCGTTTTTTTCTTTGCCATTTTCAGCCCTCCGTTTTCTGCTTTAAGTAGTCGATAATTACGCTTGCGGCTTCCTGCCAACCCTTGCAGATTGCCGCCGCGTAACCCTGTTCTATTAGCCCGTCGATCCAGCGTACCTGTTCTTCGCTGATCCTCCCGCCGCGTTGCCGTTTAAGCTCGATGTAAAGCCCGTGATTTCTGCCGCGTGCAACGGGAAGGCAAAGATCGGGAACGCCGGATTTCACGCCCTGCGCCCGAAGGCGCGCCGCCTCGATCTTGTTCCTGCTCCCACCGTTCGGAACGTGATACAAAAGCGCCAATTCCGGAAAACGCCCCGATTGAAGCGCCGCCCACTCGAAAAGCGCGATTTGTTCGTCCGCTTCCGTAGGAACGGGAAGGGAAGGCGTGTTATTTTTCCGCATTTTGCTTCGCCTCCCAATCGTCGAAGAAGAAAAACGGTTTTTTCTGCGCCACCGCTTCGCCGAACTCGTATTTTGCGCCCCTGCTTTCCGTCCAATCCGGAAGGAAACATACTTCGGCGCATTCGTTCAGCATTGCGCCCGCCATTCGCATATACGCTTCCCACGTGAAGCCCTCCGAAGGCAGTAACGCCGGATTGACGACAATAAAGCCGCCTTCCTCCAGCTTCTTCTGCGCTTCATAGAATTTTGAGCGGTAAAACGGATCGCCCGTAATCTTCCCCGCAAGGTAAACCGTCTTTGTCTGCATTGTTTTTCCTCCCTTCGTCAAAACAGCGTTGTTTGCGTTGCCTTTTCCTGTTCCTCCAGCAGATCAAACAGGCGGATTTGCGCTTTCTCTTCTTCAAGCCGCCTGTTCGCCGCCTCGAAATATTTTGCATTGATTTCAAAGCCCACGTAATCAAGCCCGCCGATCCGCTGGCAAGCGACAAGGGAACTCGCGCTTCCGGCGTGCGTGTCTAAAATCTTCATACCTTTTCGGGTAAACAGGGATAAAACCCATTCATACAGCTTCACGGGCTTTTGCGTAGGGTGGATCGTCCCTTCGATCTGCAATTCAACGCGGTTCAACGTGAAAATTCTTGTCGGCGTGTCAAAGCTGGTGTATGCAAGCTCACAATCAGACATTGAAAGCCCGCGTTGCCCTTTGTCCCATACAAGCCAGCCTTTATGTGTCTGTTTCAGCATCGGAACAAAGTAATTCCCGCCCCAAATGATTTGTTCACGGGATACCCGTTCAAGCTCTCGGAAATATTCTTCGGTCGGCGGCTTGTTGTCCCAGCCTTCCCGCGAATGCTCCTTCCGGTTATGCTTCGGATTTCTGCAAACGCGCTTCCGCTGTCCGTCAATCCCGATCCCGTAAGGCGGATCGACGATCGCAAGGTCGAAGAACCCGTCCGGAAATTCCTTCATTCCCTGCATACAGTCCAGATTATAAAGCCTGTTCAATTCAAGCACCGTCGATCGCCTCCTTCCTCTCTTTTTCTCCCACCCCTCCGCCCCTCCCGCTGGGAGGGGAACAGGCTCAAAGGAATAAACCCCGCGCCCGATCCTTTATGCACATTTCCCCAGCTTTCATTGTGGAAAAGTGCAAGCCGCCTTGATAGATTTTCTTTCCCCGTCGCCGTCCTGTTCCTATCACTCACGCTTCACCCCGTAAAGGTCAAGCGGCTTCGCCGTGCTTCGCAACCTTGACGGGCTGAACCGTTCGTGATCTCTGATAAACAGGCGACGGGGAATAAACGAAAATCTATCTTCAAGGCTTCTTCTGTGATCGAAGCTGTGCTTCGTCGCCAAACGTTACACATTTACAAGGCTTTAGAAATGCTGATCTGAAATCAGCCTTCACCGTCCTTCGCCGCTCGTTTCCGCTTGCGCTTCGGCGGCTCTAACACATACTTAAAATAAAGGTATCCATACTTCGTGCTTTTCGTTTCTACTAATATATAGCCCTTCGGCGGGCGCGGCGGTTTGCTCTCCGTGTAAACCCTCTTTGCAACGGTCGGCGTTTCCCGATCCGGCTTCCGCACGTTGCGCGTCTGCTTCCAGCGGTGTCCGCCTTGTTCCTTCGTCCAATGGTCGAAAAGGTAATTTGCAAGCCCCGTGTAATCCTGCCCGTGATCCACACCGTCGTAATAGTTATGTTCGCGAAGGTGGTTGATCCGGACGATATTTCCGTAAACCCATTGTTTCTTGATTGCCTCTTCCGGCACGCCGTCCGAAAGCATATGCGCGTGAATTCTGTTCGTGTTCTTTCCGCGTCCTAAATAAATGAAGATCACGGCATCGGGGAAGGCGTATTTCAGCCGCCGCACGAATAGATCGCGTATCCGCTTCGCTTCCTTGAAGGTATGTACTTCGTTTTCGTCGTCCAGCGTCAGCGTGCTATATAATGAACGCGGGGAAAAGTTTTCATTTACCAGCCGCGCGTGTTTCCGTCTTGATATTCCGATCTTGTGTTGTTCTCGTTCTTCCTCTGTCTTGAAGCGCGGGCGCGGTTCAGCCTTCTTTATATCGGTAAGCCTGTCCGATACGTTGAAAACCTCCTGTTCACACACAACGCCCGAAAAAATCCTTCTTTTTACTCTCTGCATACGTCAAGCCGCCTTCCTTTGACAAAAAGCCGCTTTCGTGCTATACTATCTAATGTATTGAATAGCCTTATACGGCAACCCCGAACGGGGAAGAACCGTCCTGTACGCCCATACAGGACGGTTCTTTTTTATTTATCCATTGTTCAGCCCGTCGCCCTGCACGAACTCTTCGCATTGCGGTTCCTCGCAAGGCTTGAAGCGCATTCCGTTTTCACAACCTACGCACGGGAAAGGGCGTATCCCGTCCGGCGCTTGTCCTTCTCGTATCTGTTCGCATTCCTCCAGCCGCGCGCATTGATCGCACCAGCACTTCCTGCAATCCCCAATTTCGGTTTTGACGGAAGGCTTCTTTTCTTCTTCGCCTTTCCGGATTTCGCGAATTGCGGCTTCTTCCTCCATCACTTCGTAAGCGTCCATACCTGCTTGAAATCCTCGGATCAGCGCCGCGAACGCGAAGCCCAGCGCCGCGCCCGCCTCTTCGATCGCTTCCGCATTCAATTTAATTTCGCTCATTTCCGCCTCTCCTTTGCGTGTCTGCGCCGTTGATGTATCCGGTATTCTTCTTCGTTCCGCGCTTCCCGCAAGTACGGAAGATCGCGACGATCACGCAATAGATAACCAAAACCGCCGCCGCAATGCAGATAATCCCGCAAAGCAGGAAAAAGGCGTTTTGCATAAATTCAAACATCGTCATTAAGTACAACCTTCTTTCCCTCCATTACGCCAGCTTCCTTTAATCGCTTGCGTAGGTGTTTTTGCTGTGCAAGGATTGAAAGGGCGCGTCGCTCGTTCTGTCTGTACTGCTTTGCTATATCCCTTATATCCTCGCTTTGGTAGTAGCCAGCGCCGTCCTGCGCGTTAATAATGATTGCGCCCCTGCGCCGTGCCTGTTCAATTTCTTCGCGTACCTTCCGATCCGGCAAGCCTGTTACCGCGCGAAGGTGTGCGCGTGTTACCGCGTTTTCCTTGCCGATCGGTATATAGTCCGTTATGCTTGCCGCCCGCATTGTCGTTACGCTCCTTCCTCGAATACCTCTTCCGGCTTGATATTCCACGCCGCCGCAATATGCTTCATCATATCGACGGCTTCGGCGCGCTTCTTTTCGTCCCCGTCAAGGTAAGATTTCAAGATTTCAGATTTCAGAACACAAAGCGGGCGAACGCCCCTGCCCCCGAAGTAAGCGAAGTAGCTGAGCAGCGTGCCATCGGAATAGACGCTGCGGACGTATGAATTTTTCGGGCTGTCCGGTGTAGCTGTCCACCACCAAGTGTCCGGAAGCTCCGGAATGTTGCCGCGAAGAAGCCTGTATTCGTCGCACGTGATAAGCCCGACGCGGACGCGATCGCCGCCGTAATTTTTCAAGCCGTCGTCGGCGGTCAAGTCAACGTTGAAATACTCGAACATTGCTTCCGGCGCTCCCGCTCCGATCATCTTTTGCAGGAATTCGCCGTTTAAGAACTCGCGAATATCGGACGCGGCGAAATCATTTCGGTTCTTCGTGTCAAAAGCGCCGTTGCCGATACACTCCGAAGCAATGCACTTCACCCAGCTTTCGGCGGTCTGAATGATTGTGAAGGCGATCCCGCCGATCGTGATTTCCTGTTTCGGCATAAAGCCGTGTTTGTTCTCTGTCATATTGAAAAGCCCCTTTCTTTCCTCGGGCGGTACTCCCGTTCCGTTATTATCAACATTTCTTCCCGCCGTGCCTATACGGTCGGCTTTTGTTGTATTCGTGCTTCTGCGAAATAGCCGCGTCAATGTCAATTCCGGCATAGCCGCAATAATCAAGAATACGAATAATCGCGTCTGCAAGCTCGATCGGTATTCCTTCCGGCTTTCCTCTCTTGTACGATCCGCATTGTTCCGGATTATTCGGGCATTCGTCCGCCGCGTCCGGCACACATAAACTTCCGCTTTCTTGACAAATGCTTTTCGCGTAATAAATTTCGGTAGGCAATCGCCCGTTTCGGTATTCCTCCAGCGCTTCTGATAGCTCCGAATGACAAAGCGCGATAATTTCCGGAAATCCTCGTTCTTCGTCCCACCAGCCGTGATCGACGGCGTTTTCGTGAATTTGCTTTGCAACCTCGTTAATTCCCGTCATTATCGTTTTTCCTCTCTTTCTGTTTGTCTTTCGGCTCTCCGCCGTCGTTGTTCGTGTTCCTACAATCGCACGTTTCCCCGTTGTCAAGGTGTGCGCCGCAATGGTCGCATACTTTATACTTCATTTCTTCGTTACCTCCGTTCTTTGGAATAATCAGACGGCGCAACCCGTCCGCGCATAGCGTCAAGCCGTATTCGTGAAGGTAGGCGCGGCGGCGCTCCGCCTCTGCCGCTTCCCAGCCGCAAGTAGGGCATTCCGAAGCGTTGCATTTCTGAACCTCTTTCGGATTGATACCCAAAAGACATATATATCCCACGTTCACACCTCCAGCCGCATAACCTTTTCGATCCCCGCATCAAGCACAAGCACCCGCGTTCCGTCCCCGATACGTTTTTCAATGCTCTGTTGCATTTTCTGCATATCCTCTTCACGAAGCCGCGTTCTTGTTGTAAGGATTAGAAGCCCGTTGCCTTTCAACCCTTCAACCTCTTTCACGGGAATTTCTGTGCCGTCTGCACGTCTGAAAAATAAACCTTCTTTCATTGCTTCACCCGCTCCCCGTTATAGATAACTACCATAGAAGGGAAGGGCGCGGGATCGCTGGCGTTCCCTTCGTCGTCCGTGAAGCGAAGCCTTCCGCGAACGAAGCGGATTTCCGCTTTGCCGTATATGTAATCGTGAAAATAGGTCGTATCTGTCCGCGCTGGGATAAGCAGTACAACGGCGTACCCCCCCGCGTGCTTCTTCGTATGCTTTCTTTACCCACTTTCCGATCTCGCGTCCGTAAGGCGGATTACAGAAAACCGCGCCGCCGCGATCCCAGCTTTGCGAAAGCCCGTCCGTTTCCGGCGTATAGTAAAGCGGGCATTTTGCCGTTTTGTCGGTCGCCGCCGCGTCAAGCACGAAGCCGAATTCTTCGTTCAGACGGTCGAAGAAGTCTTGCGGCGTACACCAATCCATTTTCTTTGAAGATAGAAGCGCACTATTCACCGCCGCCAGCCTCCTTTCCGGAAATCGGTTTTGTTTTTCCGTCCGCGAACGCTTTTAACGCCTTCGCTTTGCTTGCGTATGTTTCCGCCGTTTCAATCCCGCATATCGGGCAATATACGAAATATTCCTTGTTTTCTTCGTCGGCGTAAATAATCGCGTTTTCAACATCTCCGCCACAATGTGGGCATTTCGTCTTTTCTTCTTTGAACCCTCGCTTCTTTTTGATTTCCGGCGTATCTTCTATATGTTCATCGGAATATACGCGAACAACCGCCGCAACCTGTTCAAAGTCTAAATAAACGGGCTTGTTTTCCGTGATCCCTTCAATGTTGTATCCGGTCGCCTGTCCGAAGCCGTTTTGTTTGATCGTGAACTTGTCGCACTTGATAGCGAACTCCGAACCGCTCTTCAAGATAATGCGGATCGTCATTTTAGGCATTGTCCGCCACCTCGCTTTCTTCCTCGACGATCTCGCCCGTAGCAGGATCGACGTTCAAGGAATATTGTTCCGGCTCTGCGGCGCGTGCCAGCGCCTTCTCCCGCTCCCGAAGGTCAAGGGAAAGAACGCATTGTTCCGTAAGCCTCTTCAAGTTATCGACAAACTGCTGGCTAATTACGTCATACGGCATAATCACCGCTTGAAGCAGGAAGCCCGCTTTTGCTACGATGTAGGGCGTTCCGCCGGGCGTGATCCGCTCGTATAGCTCCAGCACGTCTAAAATATCGGATACAGGCGAAAGATAGCGGCTTTCGATGAACACAAGCCCGCGCCGCGTCTGCAACGGTTTCAAGGTCTTTCCGGAATAGGCGATCGAAATTGCTTCCCGCTCTACGGGCTTTTCGTTCGCGTCCGTGTCCTCGAAGCTGATTTCCGAAGGAATGCCCGCTACTTGAACGAACCAATCTTCCCGCTGTTTTTCCGGAACGTCGAAGATTGTCAAAAGGCTTTCTTTATCCAGCGCCGGAAGCCCCGTTACCGGATAAGCCGTCGCGCCGTCGCCTATGTACTGAACAACGCCGCCGCTTTCGGTGTGCCGCTCATAAATAACAGCGTATTTGTTCTTCTTGCAGATCGCCGCGATATTTTTAATCTTCATCTTCCGCCACCTCGCTTTCGTCTGCGCCGTCCTGCTCCGCCTTCGGCTTTACCTCTACGCGCGGAAAGCGTCCGTTCAGCACGATTTGACAACCGCAACAAGGGCAGTCCATAGCGTTATACAGTTTCGGCGGCTGTGTTAGTGCCTCCATAACTCCGCGCGGTTCCTCTGCAATATAGATCATTTCTGCTGTCGGCATTGTTCCGCGCCCGCATACGCCGCAAATTACGATATGAGGTTTTGCGAATTCTTCTTTTTCTTTCCCGAAATTAAACATATTGAATATTCCCTTTCTACTTAATATCTGCCGTAAACCCGAACAACGGTGAAAGGCTTGTCCGCCTTCGTCGCCGTTACGATTGTCGAAGTCATAAAGGATACTCGCAAATAAGAACCGTGTTCCCGAACGGTCGCCGCGCCGAACGTTCCTTCATAAACTCTTTGTTTCCCTCTTTGCACTTCACGATTTCAAGTGCCTTCGGGAACTGCCATCCGCCGTCCTGCTTCTTCTCTTTTGTCATAGTGTTGCGCTTCCTTTCTTTGCCATTTATACGCCTTGCGGGAATTGAACCCGCTCCCGTTCGGTTCGGCTCCGAATGCTCTTTCCGTTGAGCTAAAAGCGTATATTCGTAGTCCTTAACATTCATACGGATTTTTCAAGCTCCAATCCCACGTTTCAGCATCTTTCCAGCCGATCGTGAAATGATTGTTCCGCCCGTCCCCTGTGAAGTACAGGTATTCAGCCGGAAGGACGCGCCCGACGTTTTCTTCCCCGTTTTTCTCGGCGTGATAGCGTTTCAGCACGTCAGCCGCCAGCGTCGCAAGCTCCGGAAGAACGGGATATTCCGCCGAATATCCGGCAAACTGATACGGCGCTTCTAAAACCTCCAGCACGGTATCCGGAAAGCTGGGATCGTCAACGCGCACCAAAAGCACGCGGCTTTTTCCATATCCGAAGCAATCCCGCGCGCTTCTCCGTAAAGCATCTTTGCAAGGGCTTCAACCTCCGCCGCGTCCGGTATGTATTCCGGTTCCGGTGTTTCCGGCGCAAGCGTCAAGATCGGGGAAGGGGATAGAAGCGGCGAAGGTTCCGTCGCTTCTTGTGTTTCCTCTTTTTCGTTCGTCCCGCTCCACGGCATAAATGCGGCAAGCGGGATCGCAACAATTATCAGCGCAAGCGCCGCCGCGATCCTTCTTTGCTTTCTCTTCACAACGCCACCCCGCTGTCCGCTTTAATGGATAGCCACCATTCTGGATTATTCCGGAAGCGTTCGTTCGGGCAAGCGTCGCAATTCTCCGCCGCGCACCCGCTACAATAGCGCTTTTGAAATTCCGTGTCCCACGGCGCTTCGATAATCGGAAGGGAACGAAGGAACCGCCCCAGCTCCTTCGCGTCCACCGTGATTACTTCAAAGTTTGTTTTGCTCATATTGAATAGCCCCTTTCGTGATTTATAAGAAATCGAACAAGGATAATTGTGCGGCTTCCATTTCAAGCCTTGCGTTTATTGCATCCGCTTTTCTGTCAGCGTCCGCGAAGCTATCTTCGTACTTGAAGCGCGTTGAAATTGTGTTTTCTTCTTTGCTCAACTGTCGTAATTCGTCCCATAGCTCCGGATACGTTCTTTTTAGCCACGCTATTTGTGAATAGCTTTGATTTGGACAAAACCAGCACCCTCCGCGACGCGAAATATTGTATATCGGCGAAACAAGAGCGTATTCTTTGCATAGATCGAACGCCATTCTTTCTGTATATTCAAACCGTTCAAGAAGCGATATTTTGTTTGTTCCGCGCAACCTCTCCAGCCGGATCGGTTCATCAATGGCAATTCCTACATACTGCGTATATTTCGTGCCTTCAAGATCAAGTGCTTTGTAAAAATCTTTAATCGGTCGAATTTTCAATTCCCGATTTCCGCTACAACGCCCGCCGATTAGAAATCCACACTTTTTCCCAATCCTTTCCGGCTTTGACGATCGTTCCACTATGTGATGGAAAAGATCTAAATAATCCTTTTTTCGCGCGCACGATTTCAACTTTGTATCCCCAACTTTCAAATATTGGTTTTGCTTTGTTCATTACAAAGTCGATATGCTCCGGTAATTCTCCGGAAATTCCGCGCTTCTTATCGAACATAACTTCCGAAAAGATAATCGTTGACGGCGGTAATCCGTGTATATGGTCAAGGATCACGCTTGCCGTGCTGTCTTTCCCGCCGCTCCAAGAATGGAAATATAGCACTTATGTTTCCGCGAAGTATCCGCCGGAAGAAAAATCCCACTCGATTTTTCCGTCGTCGTACTTCGTTACGCAATGTGCGCGAAGCGTCCAGCTTGAAGTGATATTGCGAAGCGTCGTGATCCCCCGCTCCGTGCTTTCAAGACATAGAAAGCGCCCGCCGCCTTTGTTTTCATAGATGTTTCCTTTTTGTAATCTTGCGTTATGCTCCATTGAATAGCCCTCGTTTCTTTATCTTCCGTCAGCGGTGGCGCGTCTGTTGCCCCTGCGCCTAATGTTTTCTTGTGCCGTCATCTGTGCAAGATCGGCGCTATATACAGGACGCTTGTTTTCGTCAAGCTCTCCCGTATATCCGCGTTTAAGCTCTTCGTAAATAGCGGCAACGCTTCTTCCTATCTTTGCGGCAATATCCACCGTTCTAATTCCTTCGCCGTAAAGCGCTTCAATCTCTCGGCGCTGATCGAACGTCAAATACGAATACCCGTCCATTTTCAAGCCTCCTTCCGCCGATTTGATAAAAAAATAATGCAGAAAAACCGTAACGGTTTCTTCTGCATTTAAGTGTACTTCTTTCCCAAGTGCGATTCTTGTCGAAAAGTGATTGACAGGGCGTGCAAATCTTGCTACAATGAGTCGTCTCAATTGGAATGATGCCTAGAGTCTTTCCGAAGCAAGATGCGACCGCCGCCGCGCCCCGCGCGCCGGCCAAGGCCATACGGACAGCCGGGTCGAATGCCGCAAACCGCACCGCGTGCGGTGGCAACTTCTGTTGCCTTATTGATTGAGTTAAAAGCTCGAGTTTTATAAGTTGGTCACTTAAAACCAGGCTGCTTTCAGCATCCAAACTTGTGAAATGGTCAATAAGAGTAGTAAAAGTAATCTTTGCTATATAGACTCTCAAGACACAACATCCTGTTGGGAACGGTGCGCACGGGCCGCGGACGGCCGCTGCGCGCCCAATGGCATATGTTTGTTCACAAGCGCCGCTGCTGACCTGCAGCGGCGTTTTTTGTGCACAAGGGGGAAACACAGCCATGAAAAAAGTCAT